ACACAGTTTGTGATCATTCTTGGTGCCGTGTGGTTAGCACCACATTTGCATAAGAACTACGGCTTATTTGCAGGCGCATTGCTTACAACATTAGGTTGCTTAAAGATATGGGGTTTGATATGACACACGAAGACGAAGAATTTAATCGTATAGAGCGTGAGTCACGCATTAAGCAGGAAAATGTGCGCTCATTGTGGCGTAAAAGGCGTGAAGTGCATGAGCCTGTTGCATTTGGTATGAAGGATAAGCAAGGCAATGTGTATGACTGCCACCCTGAACAATATGGCGACTACACAATACCTTTGTTTGCTTCACCTACATTTGCTGAGTATAGCACTGTGTGTTTGGAAGTGGCTAAGTTGCAGGAACGGATTGCTATGTTGGAAGGCACTAACGGCTTTAGAAATAACGTAATTGAAGAGGTTGCAAAAGCAATTGAAAAGTTTCATGTTTCTTTTGGCATTGATACAGTAGCAAGCTTTGCTATTTATGTAAGGAGCATGAAGTCATGAAACGATTTGAACGCATAATCTTTTGGCTGCTAATCTTTGTTTTCTTCATTGAGCCATTCATCATTACGTACTACACTACTAAGAAGCACGATAAGAATGTCAAGGAGGTCATACAAGAAGAACTTGATAGTTCTTACCAACAAGGCTATGCCGATGCCTTGGATAAGAACCTAGTCATAAACAAACCGGTTCCTATCGCATTTACTGATGGGCAAGACATAAACTGGATCGACGGTGTGCAAAGACAAAAGATCAAAGATGCAATTCCACTTTATACAAAGCCACAAACACATGAGTGGGTTGGCTTAACAGACAGTGACCGTGAAGCACTGATGATCGTATGGAAATCAAAGCAACGGCTAATGGTGGCTGTTGAAAACAAGCTCAAGGAAAAGAACCATGAATGAAGACATTTTTGCAAAGGTCAAGAAGTTTCGACAAAAGCTTAACTTGCCTGTGTCTGATAAGCCAGAGCTATTAGGCCCCAGGCATATCAGCTTCTATGCACGGTTTCTCATGGAGGAACTGTCCGAGCTGTTAAAGGCTCATGAAAAGAACGATCTGGTGGATGCGGCCGATGCCATTGCCGATCTGATCTATGTGGCTATGGGCTGTGCACACCATATGGGTCTGCCTTTGCCACAGATCCTTGATATCGTGCATGACTGCAATATGCAAAAGGTGCCAGGTGCCACAAATCGTGGCACACAGCAGGACGCCATGAAGCCGGAAGGCTGGACTGGGCCTGAAGAACACATAGCTTTAATTTTATTTGAAAAAAATAGAAAATAAATGTGTACTTTACAAAAAACACGGTATAATGCAATTGTTTACTTGTTAAACATACTAAAATTCTTAACTTCTTAAAGGCTAAAATTATGAACATCTTTTACTTACACCACCTGCCAGCCATAGCAGCTCGTATGCATTGCGATAAACATGTGGTCAAAATGATTGTGGAATCCTGCCAAATGCTGGCAACCGCACACCATGTACATGGCAATGGCCACAATGTGTCTTACAAACAAGCACACTTAAATCACCCATCTACTGTATGGGTTCGCCAATCAGGCGAACACTATCGTTGGTTACGCGATATGACTCGCAACTTATGCGATGAATTTACTAACCGTTATCGCAAAGTGCATGCATGTGAGCAAATACTTATCAATGAATTGTGGAATCCACCATCAGCAATAGCTGATTTGTACAAGTGGTCTAACCCACCACAGTGTATGCCTGATGAGTGTAAGCACTACGACACAGTAATGGCATACCGCCGTTTTTATATGACTAAAGATAGTTCATGGGCACGTACATACTACAAAGGCACTGGTTCACGGCCTAACTGGATGGAGTATGAATATGTCTAATACTCTTAAGTGGAAGATCAGGTACTTAAAACTTGCACAACATGTGGCATCATGGTCAAAAGATCCATCAACACAATGTGGTGCGGTTATAGTAAATCCTGACAATGAAATCGTAAGCATTGGCTTTAACGGTTTTCCTCGTGGTGTTGAGGATAGTGCAATAAGACTTAATGACCGGGACCTTAAGTTGTCTATGACATTACACGCTGAGAGGAATGCTATACTCTTTGCAAGGCAATCATTAAAAGGTTGCACCATCTACACATGGCCAATGCATGCATGCAGTGAATGTGCGGCTATGATCATTCAATCCGGTATCACATCACATGTAACCGTGGTCACACATAACCAACGTTGGAAACATTCATTTGAAATAGCTCGTAGCATGTTCGATGAAGCCAACATATCTGTACACGCATTATCGCCAAACTGGCTGGAGAATGACAATGAATCTAAGTGAACTAATTAACCAAATGGTGGCTAAACAGGCTGAGCGTAAAGCTTTAACTGACCAAGATAGTGTGTTGGCTAAAGAGCTTGCACAACTTGAAGCCGACATTATGCATGCAATGTCTACTGCCGGCACTTTTAAGTCGGCATCTGATGCAGGCCATTCCGTCACGATGGCTAAAAAACAACATCCAACCATTACGGATTGGAACGAATTTTATGGGTATGTCACTAAGACTAACAGCTTTGACTTACTTCATAAAAGACTTAGCAGCCCCGCTTTCCGCGATCGTTGGGAAGCAGGTGAGATCATCCCCGGGTCTACTACTGCTGAGGTATGGGGAATTTCTGTTACTAAATCACGCAAATAAGGAGTTTCTAAATGGCTAAAACCCAAAACCAGTTGACCGTATTCGAGTCCGAGTTAGAGAAGTTGGCAAGTGCCGGCATGGTGGCTGAACGTAGTACCGCAGGTACCGTGTTCTTAAGCACCAAAGGCGGTGCATTGTCGTATCGTGACAACCCAATTGCTGGCAACAGCTTGGATGTTGTGATCCTGAGCTCACCTGTTGAGCGCTTGTATTACACAGCACGTTATGACCCAGCAAATCCTGCTGGTCCAGTATGTTTTGCACTTGGTGCAAACTTAACAGGCTTAAAGCCAAATTCAGCCTCACCTGAAAAGCAGCATGACTTGTGCATGAATTGCCCTAAGGATCAATGGGGTAGTGCTACCAATGGTGGCAAAGGCAAGGCTTGTGCTGAAAAGCGTAGGTTGTTAGTAATGACAGCTGATAGCATTGAAAGTGTTGAGACTGTGAACCTTGGTGAAGTGGCGGCTTTACGCACTCCTGTAACTAGTGTTCGTGGCTTTGCTACATACTTGCAAAAGATTGCTAGCGCCACTAAGCGGCCACTAAGTGCCGTAGTGACACGTATCAGTGTTGTGCCTGATGCTAAGACACAGTTTAAACTACAGTTTGACTTTGTACGCGCCATTGACAACCTTGATGTGGTCAAGGCATTGATTGCACGCGGTGATAAAGAACTGTTGGCAGCCGTAGAGACTGCCGGTGTTGAAGAAGATGCTATTGATACTGATGTACCAGTGGCAGCGGCTAAGTCAGGCAAGTACTAATGACTGACCCAGTCTTCTTAGACTTTGAGTCGGAAGCAATCGGCCCACGTCCTGAACAGTACCCTCCTAAGCCGGTTGGCTTGGCAGTACTTGACAGGACTGGGCAGTTTAAGTCCGGTTACTTCTCATTTGCACATGACACAAACAACAACACGGATTACAACACGGTCCGTCAAATGCTCTTAGACATCTGGGCATCTAATAGGTCAGTATGCTTTCATAATGCAATGTTCGATCTATCGATCATCTATGAAAAGTTTGACTTGCCATTTTTGCCTGCTGAGCGCACACATGACACTTTAGTACTTGCTTTCCTGCATGACCCATATGCACGCAGCTTGTCATTAAAAGAGTTGTGTAAGGAATGGCTAAATGTACAGCCTGAGGAACGTGATGAGCTGTTTGAATGGCTGACTATGAATATAGAAGCTGTTCGTAAAAAGCCAAAGCAAGCAGGCGCATTCATTGCACGTGGTCCGGCTGATCTGGTAGGTAAGTATGCCGAGGCCGATGTACGGCTGACTGCAGGTTTGTATGACTTCACACAAGAAGTACGTGACACTATGCCGGTTGCTTACTTACGTGAAATGCAACTAATGCCGGTACTACTGGAGAACAGTAAACTTGGCATTCGTGTTGACACAGAGGGTATGAAGGCATGCCTTGAAAAGGCTAAAGCTGATATTGCCATGTGTGAGGTATGGCTTGCCAGATACTTTGATGTGGCTGACATTAACTACAACTCAGGTCAGCAACTTGTGACTGCTATCATGCAAAAAGGCGTGTATGACAACACAAAGTCTTGGCCAATAAGTGACAAAGGTACGCCCTTGTCAGACAAAGACACACTAAAGGTGATGATCACCGATAGTGAATTATCATCGGTTCTACGGCACCGTGATGTGCTTGTAAAACTGACAGGTACTTACATAGAGCCATGGTTAGAACAGTCGGCAACTACAGGCCGGATCTATACTGAATGGAACACTGTAAGAGGTGAGATAGGCGGTACACGCACAGGTAGATTGTCGGCTAAGCCTACACTACAGACTATGCCAACAAGAGGGCCTAAAACCCCTCTGCCTGTTGAGCTACAAGGGCTGGTAATACCAAAGGTACGTGAGTTTATCTTACCTGATGAAGGCCATCTGATGGCGGCCGCGGACTTCCAAGCACAAGAGCTTCGGTTGTTTGCACACTTTGAGGACGGTAAGTTAGCTGAACAGTATCGTAAGGATCCGAATGCAGACTTACATACATTTGCTGCTAACCTAATGTCTGAAAAAGCCGGTAGGCCAATCATTCGTGACTATGCAAAGACAATGTCATTCGGTATTCTGTACGGTGCAGGCCCTAAGAAGATAAGTGAAATGCTAGGCATACCCTACAATGAGGCCAAGCAGTTAATTGACTTGTATAAATCTGAGGTGGCACCTGGCTTAGACAATGTCAATAATGACCTGATGACTAGGTACAAGCTTAGGACACCGTTCTCTACCATTGGTGGCAGATTGGTGAAAGGTGAACCACCTAAGATGATTAACGGCAAACTGATGAACTTTGGCTTTAAGTCACTGAATACACTGATTCAAGGCAGTGGTGCTGATATGGCCAAGCAGGCAATGATCGATTATTGGAATGTAGCACAAGATGGCAGGTTGCTATTGTCACTGCATGATGAGTTGATTATTTCTGTGAAGGCTGATGTTGTCCAACGAGAAGCTGATAAACTTGCACAATGCATGATTCATGCTTTTACGTTAGATGTTCCTTTAATCGCCGAAGCAAAAGTCGGCAATAATTTCTCAGAGGTTAAGTAATGGCATTTTCTTACTCAGCGGTTAAGCTTTACGAACAATGCCCTAGCAGGTATAAGTTTAATCGAATAGATCGATTGCCTGAACCTTCTGGTCCTGCCGCTGAACGAGGAACAGCTATACACTCTGAAATAGAGAACATACTGAATGGCAGCTTAATGCTGTTATCTGAGCCTGTGATGCACATGGCTGATAAGTTGGAAGGCTGGATTAAGCTTAAGGCGGCATCAGAACTTAAGTTTGCAGTTGATCATGCATGGCAGCCGGTTGACTACACAGCACCAGCAGCAATGCTTAGGGGTATCATTGACTTGTATGTAGAGCAAGGTGATGAGGCTACGGTGTTGGACTTTAAGACAGGTAAAGACAGAGATTACAGTGACCAAGTGACTGTGTATGCCGCCGTTATATTGGCGGTTAAGCCACTCATTAAGAAGGTGAACTTGGTAATTGAATTTCTTGACTTAAAGAAAACAACCACCTACAACCCGCTTACTCGTGACCAGTTAGAGGAGATGAAAACACTAATTGCCGGCAGGTTAGAAACTATCCGTAAAGATGCAATCTTTGCACCTAATCCATCCGGCTTATGTAAGTTCTGCCACTATCGTAAAAGCAATGGTGGTCCTTGCAAATGGTAACTAAAGTTATACTTGAACGTGATCTTGAAAAGTATTTCACGGCTCAGTGCAAAAAGCGTAAGCTGTTATCTTTAAAGCTGCATGTAAAGTTTGCCCGTGGCTGGCCTGATCGTATTGTGCCGATAGAAAACGGCCAGGTCTTGTGGGTGGAACTAAAGCGGCCAGGTGGCAAAGTGTCAGCATTACAAGCCAAGAACCACCTTGATCTACTTAAACTTGGGCATGAAGTTTATCTTATAGACTCTAAAGAAGGGATTGACCGTGTATTGGGAACCGCATGAATACCAGAAGAAAGCTGTAAAGTTTTTGGTTGAGCACGGTTCTGGCCAGTTATGGCTAGACCCTGGCTTAGGTAAGACCAGTATTACGCTGGAAACGTTTAAGGTCTTAAAAGCTGCCGGTGCCGTAAAGAAGGCACTGATCGTGGCGCCACTTAGACCGGCCTATGCTGTATGGCCTGAAGAGATTAAGAAGTGGGATAACTTTGCTGACCTAAAGATCAGTGTACTGCATGGGCCTACGAAGGACCGATCTTTAACAGACAAGGCAGATATACATGTGATTAACTTTGAAGGACTGCAGTGGTTGTCAAAGTCTTTGGCAGGTAAGCCATTTCCATACGACCTACTGGTAGTTGATGAGATCAGTTACTTACGGAACACGCGGACTGAGCGGTTTAAGTGCCTATCACCATTCCTTGACAAGTTTAAGCGCCGGTTCGGGCTAACTGGTTCACCTGCACCAAATAGCTTAATGGACATCTTTGGTCCACAGTTGGTGATTGATCGTGGTGCCACCTTTGGTCGGTTCATCACACACTTTCGAACAAACTACTTCTATCAGACTGGCTATGGTGGTTACACATGGGCACTAAAGCCTGAAGCAGCTGACAAGATCTATGAATTACTAGGTGACAAAGTCCTTCGTATGAAGGCAGAGGACTATCTTGATATGCCAGAATTGCTGCTTAATCGGGTTTATGTAGACTTACCTGAAGCAGCAAAGAAGCTTTACAAAGAACTTGAAAGCCAGTTACTTATTGAGTTTGATAGTAATCAAGTGTCGGCCACCAATGCTGCAGTGGCTGTCGGTAAGTGCCAACAAATAGCAAATGGTGCAATTTACTTAGATGACACCGATCATGAATACAAAATTATTCATACTACAAAGATCGATGCTCTTGATGAGTTAATCGAAGGTCTGAACGGCAAGCCTTGCATTGTGGGGTATCACTTTAACCACGATCTAAAGCGGTTACAGAAGTACTTGCCAAGTGCGCCTTACATTGGTTCAGGTGTCACGCCAAAAGAAATGCAGAAAGTAATTGACAAATGGAATGCCGGTGACATACCAGTTTTATTTGCGCATCCACAGTCGGCAGGTCATGGGTTGAACCTGCAAGGTAGTGGACATGCGGTGATCTGGTTTAGCAATACATGGTCATTAGAAATCTATGATCAGTTTATTCGTAGGCTTTGGCGCCAAGGTCAAAGGAATAACATTGTGGTTCATCAGATCATTGCTAGAGACACGATTGATGAGGCCATTGTGTCAGCCATTAACAGTAAAGACAAAACCCAGCAGGCTCTTATGAATGCAGTAAGAGACTATTCACAAAAAGTAAAAGAAAGAGAGAAAATAAATTAGAGCAAGTGTTTACTTTACTAAAAGTATGGTATAATGTAATTGTTTACTTAGGTAAGCACACTAAAATTCTTAACTACAAAGGAACTAAACTATGAAAGCCGGAAAACCCTATTGGTCAATTCACATTAATTCAATCAGGTTAAAAAACACACTTCCAAAACAAGAGTATTTAACCAAGGTTAAAGAACTTAGGCAAGACTTAAGACAAAGTCTTAACAACAAAACTGACTACAACATAAAAGAAGATGCCAATAAAGCATACAAAGCACTGCCTGAACACTTACAAAAGTGGACAACAGTAGAAGAATGTACACCTATTAGTTTAGGTCTTGGCTGGTGCTAATCAATAGAGGCTTCGGCCTCTTTCTTAACAACTGAAAGGAAATTATGAGTGACCCGTATTTTTATATAGCATCTCCATTTTTTAATGCTGAACAACTAAACACGGTTGAAAGCATTAAAGATATTTTGGACAACAATAACCTTACATACTTTAGCCCTAAAGATGAATGCATGTACAAGGAAGGTGAAACAACGCCTGAGGAAGTCCTTGAAATAAACATCATGGGGCTAAACAAAACTGACATATGCGTATGTGTTACCGATGGCAAAGACCCTGGCACCATGTTTGAAGCCGGTTGGTGTTATGCCAAAGGCATTCCATTGATCTATGTCTGGCTTGGTGGCTTACCTGGTCAAAAATTTAATCTTGTATTGGCAGCATCAGGTTCAGTAGTTCGTAGTTACGAGCAATTAGATCTTGCAATCAAGGAAATTAAAGATGTAGGCGCATTTATCCGTAGGAACTGGTCCGAGGAGAAGATGGACTATGAATAGCACTGACTTTGATTTCTTTATGCAAAGCTATACGCTTGAGCATACAAAACGCTATAGCATGAAGCCGGTGGTTCACCAAGAGAGTGTGGCAACACACAGTTTCTTTGTAGCCCTTGGCGTACTTATGCTATCAAGCAGCTATAAGTTTGATGTTGATAAGGCAGTCAAGATTGCCATATGCCATGACTTGGCTGAAATGGAAATCTCTGATGTAAACCATCTGGTCAAGAAGAACTTTCCAGTAGTTGCCGAAGCACTTAAAAAGGCAGAGCACGATATTGTGAAAGGCTTCCCAGAACAGCTTAGAGAGTATTGCACTCTGTACCATGGTGAATCGCCTGAGGCGCTAGCGGTACATTATGCCGATGCTTTACAGTGTCTACAGTACTCATCCAATGAGATGGGGCTAGGCAACAATGGCTATATGGTCGATGTCTTTGAAAATAGCGGCAAACGGTTATCGGAACTTGAGAAGAAACTTGAACCTTACAAGGTGCTGCCATGAAAACGACAGATCAAGTTTTAGAACAGAGAGGCGAGGTGTATGGTGATTTTTTTGAGGGTGTCTCATTAGAAGCTGTTATCCTTGAAAATATAAAGGACAGGTATCGCAAGCAACATAAGCAAGAGATGGATCCTGTCTATGTTATTTATCTCTCTAAGATTGCTATGAAACTTTCTCGGTTGGCCGTATCCCCTGGGCATATGGACAGCTGGACAGACATTGCAGGTTACGCTCGGTTAGTAGAAATTCAACTCACAAAGGAAATGAAAAATGCCAAAGGTCAGAAAAGAACAAATGCCGCATCTTCAACAGATGCACACAAAGCTTAAATTCGGTCAAGCTGTAAAGCCTATCGAGTTTGTTAACCAACTGGAGAACATAGACGTACAGATCGTCCATGCACCTACCATTCCAGAGTTTCGTAAGACTATCTCGGTCTTCTTAATGAATACATGGAATGACAAGATCGAATGGGATTTTCCTGAGGACGCCATCAGTCAAACCATTGATGAGCTATTCCGGTATGAGCTGCTACCTACTGCAATGGAGACGATCAACATTACTTGGTCGGTCAATGGCATGGATATGGTAGACACAACGCACTTAATCAGACACCGTCTGTTTAGTTTTGCGGCACAGGTGCATGGTGATCGCGATATGCGTGATGACCGTGTTGTAGTAAAACCCGGGATTATGGCCAACAAGGACTTCTATGACAGATACCAACAAATCACCGAACTTGCTCGTGGACTCTATGTGGATATGCTTGATAGCGGTTTGGTTCATGGTCTTGATGCCCGTACTGTTATGCCTAGGAACTTTGAGCATTTTTATATGGTGCGCTGCACAATTAAAGACCTTATTGGTTACTGCGTCATGCGCGGTGATGAGCAAATTCAGACAACGGTAGACAACATCATTGCTATGAAGCTATGGCTGGAGATTCTTAAGAAGTACCCGTTCCTTAAAGGATTGGTGGACTTCCGTAAGCCAGATCAGTTCTACCAACGTCAATCGGCCAAAGGCAAAACAAACATCTTTCCACCAAATGCAAAGAACGATAACTTTGACTGGTGTGAAGAACAGTTCTACCACCCAATCGGTCGTGATGAGTTTGCAGGTGGTGATGTCTACCTAAAGATTCGTGAAGACTTGCTTAACCAAATTGATGCCATCGAAAAGAGGTACTTCTAATGAAAACATGGATAGCTATGTTGAATGATCTGAGACAAATAAATAAAAGAGACAGGAAAGCCGTCTTTAAGAATTTCAAACTTGCCTATCCAAATTGGAGGCCACGGACATTTACTACTTTAGAGCTAGTCGTAGTTGATCTTGAAAAGCAAGTAGATGTCTGTATCCTGCATGAAGTGAAAAAACAAGCACTTAATAGAAGTGTACGGCACTATAAATTCTTTCTTTCTAAACATAAAACATTTAAACAACTAATCAGGAAAAATCATGAACGTAAAAATTCGATGGACAGACAGAGAGCGTGAACTTGTACTTAGCAAAGCCACGCAGCTTATGCACACTGGCGGCTATAACATCATGGAAGCGCTACGACAAGCACAACAGCAAGTCATAGTGCCGGACCGTAGACGGCCGTTGATCTCACGTGGCTATTGTGTTGACCTTGTTAAAGAGGTTAAGCACCGTGCCGCCAATGTTGTGCCAGTTAAACCGGCACCAGTACTTGTACAGGCACCAAAAGTTGAAGAACCTATGCCTGCG